CCTCGTGGGGACCCTTTACAGGTCCCCACTATCGCCTATGGATATAGGCGACGTCCACCGGAGCTTGATGTCGACGGCATCCGGACGTCCCTGACGTCGGAGATGCTCCTTGTCGGAAGCAGGCTCGCCTCCTATTCCTAGGATGAAATCGGTAAGCTCCTGGTAAGGAGTCTTCTCGAGTCCAGCCTTGGAAAGGAACACCTTCTGGAGGGCCCAAACATCATCCAGTTCGGAAACTGGAAGTTTGGCCTTCACTACATATCCCTTGACTAGAGGGGCATGCAGTGTAGGGTGGTACTTATCGATTTGATAATCGAGAAGTGACCATCGACCCAGAACTGGAGCACCTGGCATGACGGTTGGAAAACGCTTGAGTAGGCGTTCCAACACGTCGTCCAAGTATCTTGCAGTCATCCACATACCGCCCATATAAAAGCGGTTGCGGAGAGACACAAGAGAAATGGTGTCCAGCACGTCAGTCGGTTGTGTCGGGAATACACGACGAACGCGGACTATACTAACGTCCTCGCCGTCGTAATACTCCTTCCCGCAAGACTCACGGAACTTACCGTTCCAGAAAGACTTGTCGTGGTTGACTCGAAACCCAAAAGCTTCGAGCTTCCCAACAACCGAATGCACAAATTCTACGGGGCAAATGATATCATCCCCGTAGACGCGCACCTGGCCCTTGAAGGACTGTATGTCCTTCTTGGTCAGTGGGCGGTTGAGCGCTTCCTGTATTCCCAAGAAGATAATGGTCGCAAAGACCATCGCTTCAATAGGAAAGGTAAGCGCTGAACCCATAGACGCGAACTTGGCTAGGCGAACAACACCATAGCCAGGCACATCAGCTTTTCGGGATCTGCTGGCATCCACGGCTTCTCCAAGCCATGGATGGTTTTCCAGCATCACCCTTACAAGCTGATTCGAGACTCGGTCTGATGCTTCTCTTAGATCAAGAGTTGCAAGAGATCCTGAATAGGATCCTTCAGCGGCAAGCGATTGATTAGGTCGCTGGTCGCTGAAGCCAAGAAGCCATCCCAGTTGGGAGTCACCCGACTCGATGGCATCCACCAGACTACGTGATATTGCCTGCTGCATGTATTGCATTGCAACAGGCTCAATCGCGATAATTCTGGGAGTCTTGAGCGTTTTAGGGACAGTAATGACCCGAACGGGTCGTTCCCTCCCGGGTTCGAGGAAGTCGACACGGTTAAGATACTCATAGTATCTCCAGTTCGGAAGTGCGTACTCCCCATATGGGAAGATACGTTCCAAACGCTCGGGCCACTCTCGCTGGATGAATTTCGCGTTTCCGCGGATTCGATCAGCAGTGGCGCCGGGACCGTGTCGTGGCAGGAGGTTGCCTCCATGGACCATCTGGTCCACTGAAGATAACACACCTGACCATAGCAGGCTGGACATGCGAGTAAACTCCCTGATATCATCAGGGGTCCGTTCGCGATCTCCATCTCTGACCTCCTTCTCACAATCGATGTACCTTCGGATAGCTCTCTCAATCCGCGCATCACTACACGGAATGAGGATCTTACCAAACATCAGAGTTAACTGACGCATGGCTTGAATGGCGTCAACCGATGGTTCATCGACCAACCGCCCAGTTCCACGATCGAACACAAGATCGAGGAAACCTCCGAGAAATCGGGGGAGACCTCCCTTCCATGAGAAACCTTGGAAGAGATTGCGATCGACGAAGCCTTGGTCCAGACCTTTTTGGAGGTCCTCGCCAAAGCCCGGCAGGGTAATCGTTAGAAACGACAACCCCTCGTGTTCGAAACGCCCAAGGACTGTTTCAAAGTCCTTGGTGGTGCTAGTGCGACATCTGGCGGCTAGTTCTTCAGCCGCCTTCTGCCAGAGCAACAGTAGGCTTTTCATCTCTCCCTCCTAACGGGGGTAGAAGATCCGAGCCGCTGTTCCTCTGACCTTGCCGGCCAACTAGGACCCTGACATCCCTGTCAGGACTCCCCACCAAGAAGCTTGGTGATGTTGGCACCCGAAGATGCAGACAGATAGGCCAGAAGCCCATCGACGACCTGCTTCGCCTCGGTGACGGTGTACCCACGAGTGGGAACATCCACCACCAGATAGGTGGACATGGAAAACTCCATGTTCTCCGAGAGAAGCGGGTCAGCTGCAATCTTCGAGTGATCAATGCGGATCGTACGTCGGTTGCGCTTACCGTAAGCATGGCTCACGGTGAGCTTGACCGTTCCGTCGTTCGTCGTGAACGTACCGGAATTCTGACCAGACCCCGTACGGGGCATGGTCTGATCGATCGCATTGATCGTTACGGTCTGTGGATCAGAGAAAGCCACGGCATTGCTCCTGCAGTGAAGTATGCTGCCCAGGATTTCCAGGCAACAATACCGAACGCACACCGGATTAACCGGCGGCGTCGGTGGTGTCGTATCCGCCTTTTGGGCGGCCTAGACACGAGGACCCCTGGATATGCCAAGAGCCCCCAGGATGGCTCCTTGACGGAGGGTAAGACCCCCCATGTCAAAGCCAAAACCATAGGGCGTAGCGGGAATCCGACGCTTGGACGAATAAGTCCAAGACGAGGAAACGGTTCGACCGGCAACAAGGTTGCCATTCATGTCGCGAGACATGACGCCTTCGAGGGAAGTCGTTTGAATTGACTCCCCCTTAGACATCATGTAACCGTACCGCATGGCTAGATCATCGCGCGAGAACCGGGAAACATTGCTGAATACATCACCAGCATTTGTCGCCCAATCCGCGAGCCACGACCATGGCGCCAGGTTCCAGACAACCTCAGGAGTCAGATCGAGTCCTAAAAGAACTCGAGCCTTCTGCGCCTGAGCGGCCAATCTACCTCTTTGCGCATCACTGCGCGCGAAGCAGAAAGTGAAGCAGCCTGAGAACCACGATTCACGGGATACATTTCTGTATATCCGTTGAACCGGTGCCGCCATGACGATCATGTTGGGTAACCACGTTGGAGCTACGTAATACGCTCCAGTCGTGCCAACAGATTCGTCTACAGAGTGATAAGGCGGGAACTTGAACGTTCTTCGGACATTTCTGCCCGAATC